TATAAGACGTGCGGCAAGATCGATCTTGGCATGTGGACACTTCAAGAGGATGATCCCGCCGCGTTCTTGGCCGAGCCAGAGGCAGAACGGTTGCAAGAAGGTTCCCCAGAAGAAAAGAAGGTGTTGCGTCGTCGTGTGTGTTTGGAGTCTATTGCCACCAAATTCAACATGCGGGCCTTCATTGTCCATGTCGTCGATCCAGACAACGGCACAATCCACCAGTTCGGATGGGACGTTGCCGAGGGTCTAAGGGCTGGCTACACAGAAGGAAGGCTAGTTGTCAGAAAGAAGCAGTCCGAATTCCGTGATGCCATGATTGATGACGATGGTAGTGTAATTCCGTTGTTTGCCTATGCGATCAACTACAAGCGTGAAGGCGGCGAAATGACGGCTGGGGGTGAAATAAAATCCGAAGAGGTGCCGTTCATGGAACAAAGAGAAGGTATCTTGTATCTGAATGCCGGTGATAAGACCTTGCAAGAGTTGGCAGGCAGTATGCCAGGTATGTGGTACAACAGCGTGCCATACCAGGGTAACCCAAGTGATGTCATAAAGATCATGCGATGTGCCCCAAGCAGTGTCGAGCAGTTGATGAGGAGATGCTAGTAGGTGGAGACTACCTAGACAACAAACAAGTTCTGTGTATTGCGCCGATTCGATTACACAGAAGGCAATTACACAGATTGCAATCAACTAAAGGTCGGCGCAGACCCTATGGCGGTACTATGAGCCTGGGATTGAAAAGAGGAAGTTTGATCAAACATACTAAATATGGAATAGTTTATGTTGGCGGAAATTCCAAAGGAAGAATAAGTTTGCATTCTGTTTCAACTGGCGTTAGGTTGACACAAAGTGCAAAATCAGAAGATTGCAAATTTTTAACATATAATGGGAGGCGGGCGTTCCTCCCCGAGGCTAAAGACCTAGGGGTTTCCTGCCCGTAAGCTAATGCAGTTTCGTGAGTTTGTAGACAAAAAGGAACGGGATACCCGGCGTCATCTCGGTTTGATGAGGCAGGTTCTCGAAAAAGGCGGGTTTGAAATCATTGACAAGATAGAGAGTCGAAGCTCGCCATATATCTTTGTCCAAAGTCCCGAAGGGAATCTACCCTTCGAGGGAGTGAGAATGTATGAGATCGGTGGCGAAGTGGCGTATCGTATCCAGAAACATAAAGATACAGAACCCTATGGCAGAGCATATGCGGTACCAATAGAGAAAATGTTCGAGGACCTACTCGGCGAAGAACAGATGGATGATGAGAAGCGAGGTAAAGAAATTATCGAAGCCGTCGTAAAGGAGCTAAAGGAGTTCTTTGAGAGGTCTGCCAAAGCCGAACGTGCGCAGCCTACGGTTGATCCGCTAGGTAAAGTCAATATGCGAAGTACAGGAACCGATTACGCTAATAAGGTACTGGACATCAAGGGGCGATAAGTCCTTTCCTTTTCAGACGTTCTAACTCTCTCTTTTCTTCTTTGTTCTGTTCTGCAACTTCTTCTTCGTAGAACGTAGTATTGTAGACTCCGGTATTCCATTTCTCGCCAAGAAGGGAACCGAGCCTACCGGGGCCACTGTAGTGGGTTGAGTACAAAGCAAACTCAAAGGGACATCGACATCCCATGCCCGTTTCAGCGAGATATGGGCTCTTGGGTAATTTGATCCGCTCGAAACGAGAGAAGTTGATTGGGTTATCCTTGTCTTGATATCGAAACTGTAACAGATAGTTGTCATGATCTCCATAATCTATGTCGATCATAACAACCGACTCATACTTAGAGCCGGGTTTGCCTTTCGTTAGGAACGTCTTGTAGCGTGAATCGTTGTACTCGCCATAAGTAACACCCAGATCATTGGTATTGTTCAATTCGTCGTTATAGATGCGAGTCCAGACATATCGGCACTTGTAACCTCGTCTAAGTAACAAATCTTCTGCCTCTTTGATCGTGCTGACTTTCGCATAGCATCTATAATCCCGAGAGTAATAATCCTCGTACTTGATGAATGGAAACTCTGGTGTGCCAGAAACGACATTGCTATTCATCTCTTTAATTCGCACCACATTTGTTCTGGTATTGGCGAAGAAACCCGAAACCGCCACCCATACCATTATAGGGGGCACGAAGATTATTATACACGCCAAGATTATCAAGCTCTGCCTGATCTTGACCTTCGTATCAAGGTACGTCAGTATTCGGTCACCGGGGCGTTCGTCGGACATCATTATCTCCTTTCGAGTTCAATGGTATTCTTGTCTACCAAAAGTATAGCATAAGGGTAGTCGCAGGAACGGAATATGGGGCAAAAACCGAAAAAATAGCCGAAAAACGGACTAGAATTAGTCCACTAGAGGGGGTTCACAACAGTTCCCTCAAAATCTATAGAAATCTAGGGAAACCTACAAGAAAAAATCAGTTAATTCACACTCTTCCGGACCTTACGATGCCGGTTTCAAACCTAAAAATCTATCGATCGTTTAATTTTCACACTTTTAGATTTCTATAGATTTTTGGGAACGGTTGCGGCTGACTATCGAGCCATTCTTTGAAACCCCTTCCGATCCTTCGGAACCTAGTAATAGGGATATCAGGATCAAGAAGTAGTCGATTGACCTCCTTCTTCCCTTTATTACTGATGATCGACCGCCAAGCCTCCTTGCGTGTCGCTCGGGAATATCTCCTGAAGATTTTGGCAAGGGCTCCGGCCATATCCATCAACGCATTGTAGTAACGGGTGTCGTAACTACTCGGGTCCATGCGGCGCTTTGCTTCAAAGAATTGACCTGGTTCGCTCATATCTATATGTACCCAGAATACGAATAACCTATGCCGACTTTTCCACGAAATCCAGCTAACGCACTACCAACACCAGGAGCACCACCGGTGCCCGGAATACCAGGAGTGCCAGGGCCGCCCCCACTACCCGCCCCAACTGGGGCGGGTAGTGGGGCGGAAGGTGCTTTATGGCGATGGGCTACATACGAGGAAATCAAGAAGGGCGATCTTATTATCATGCAGTACTTGTTTTGGAAACATGATCCAAAGCCTTTGACCTTAGTTGCTGGTAAGTACAAAAAGCCAGACGAACGAATTGGCGGCATCAATATCCATTACCTGACATTGCCTTATCTGACAAGTTTGATGAGCAAGCAATGTGGTAATGAGCAATTCCAATACAAATTAGTTCAACACGATCCATATATAACCCAAGCGTTTCGCATCTATAAGAAACCCGGAATTCGCAAGATCATACTATTCGATTGCCAGTATGCTTCTGGGCGACTTGAGACCATTCGGCGATCCTTTAATCCACAGGAAATGAAGATAATCCGAGAAATGATCCGGCAGCAGCTACAACGAGAGGTCAATCCAACTGCTGAACAGTTAGCCAGACAGTCCATAGCCGAACCTAGACCAGAAGTGTTTCGGCCAACAGTTGGGATACCTGCTACTGTACCGGGGTCACCTGCAACTCGGCCAACAAGTGAAGCCTAAATAATACTATGCCACTAGATTCGCATGGACGAACGGTGTCTTACACACCCACAGCCGCTTCGCTGTCGGGTAGTGCGACCAATCCTGGCGGTGGTAGTCAAGCTGCTGCAATCATAAGTCAATTTACCCAGAAGGTTTCTGCCGCTAATCAAGTTTCAGATAAATTAACCCAAGTAACTAAGGTTGCGATTCAATCGCAGGCTCAGCTTGCTGGGAAATTAAATCAAGTGGCGGCTGTTATTTCTGCGAATATTGACGCAACACAAGCATTGCGAGCAGAGATGAAAGGTAGGGGTGGGGCCAAAGCCATTCCGGCATTAGGTAGTGGCGGTGCTTCCATGAGTGAAGTGGCATCGGGAATGAAACAGGCGATGCCCAATAACTTACAGGCAGGCATGAATGCGATGCAACGTGCGGCAGCGGCACTGACTCATAAAGGAACCATTTGGGTTAAGTATCCCGAACTATTATCAGCCGTACATGCTCTCGGCCAAACATTAAATCAAATTAGTGGACAAATAGCAGCCGGAGTTACGGCAGCGACCGGTGCGCCGCCACCAACTCCTTCCGGACCGACATCAGAGCCTACTCCACCGGAGCCAAAATTTGGACCCGGGTCAAGGTCAGAATCACTTGGGCCGGAACTTAGTCTTCGGAAAAAGATCGCAGAGATAGTCAAACAAACGATCGCTGACCAGGAATATTGGTCGGTTATGGGAAATGAACAGCTTAGCTCTCTCACTCGTGGACATAGGTTACTGAGACAACGTCTTGAGACCTATATGGAGGAAGGGGATGTTCGGAAACGAATGGGCCTGTCTGAGGGGGTATTGTCAGCGAAGGAACAGAAGAGGGTCAATGCAAGATTAGCAGCGCAAGGCGAAATCATCGCAAAGGCGGGGCATTACCAACAGTTGTATACCAAGGCCCATAAAGCGAAACAGAGGTCATTAGAAATCGATATTATCGAAGTTAAGACTGCGAGGGAACGTAATAAGTTGATGGGTACTTATCTTGAGCATCTTGACAAGGCTAACAAAAAGGCTGCCAAACGTGCCAAAAAGGAAAGTGGCTTCTTCAAGAAAATGGGACGGTTCTTCAAGAAAGCGGTCAAGTATGCCGACGAACTCACGTCTCTTATAGCTGACGAACCTATAAGTGCGGCTTTCGATTGGAAGAAATCAATAAAAGAGTCGTTCCAGTTTGAGCAACAGCTTAATCAAATTGCCTTTACCCAGGGCGAAATGTATGCCAGTGAAAAAGATCGAAGAGACATGCGAGCTATCGCTTTGAAGGTAGGCGAAAAAACCAGGAAAGTGTATGAAACCGAACTGGCGATAATGCAGAAAGGTATCAAGAGTAGGACAAAGGCCACAAAGTTGACGTTAATCGGTATGCGCCATGGAAAGATGCTCGGGGTTGATACCAAGAAAACTGCCGAGTGGACTCGTAAGTGGAGTATGGAATTGGGTATTGCGGACGACCACCTAATTGGCGTTGCCGATCACATAGAATTTGCCGCCAGAACAACCGGACTAACGGGTGATGCCTTAGCAGAGGTTGTGGAATCATCATATAAATTCATGACCAATATGCGAAATGCAGGTACGCTTACCGAAGAAGCGATGGGCAACATGGTAAAACTGGCAGGTGAGGCTAAGAAACTTGGAGTGGAGGAGCCAATGGGTAAATTCCAAGAACTTCTGACGACGGGACCTACTGGATTCATAGAAGCTCTACAATCTGGTGATAAAATGGCAAGAGCTATGCTGATGGCCGCCGACCGAATTGAAGGGATCAGTGTACAAGAAGTCATGTCTGGCAGAATAGCACGTGACACTGAAAAGATGGCCGAATTGTCACGAGGAATGGCGGAACTTGGCGATGTGCATGTAAAAGCAGATTTGCGTGGTTTCCAAGGCGAGTTTGGTACTGCATTAAAAAAAGCCGGATTCCATGACGAAATCAAAAGCGTATCAGACATGAATAGGGCAATGGATAAGCTCGATCCTGTTGCGAGGGGGTTTGAGGTAGGTACCAAAGAATTTGAAAAGGCTAGTCGTGAATACGCCGCCGCTCTTGATGCTGTTAATGTAGCTAATCTTAAAGCCGGTGCGTTATTCAATATGGGCGCAGATGAATACGGGCGTTTTGTGGAAGCGCAACGATTGGCGGGTATGAGTTTCTCAGACCGAATGGCAGAAATTCATCAAAAGGAAAAGGACGGACACTTTGATTATGCCTCCAAATTGTCAGAACAAACTCGTAAGATGAAAATGAGTGCGGATACAATGCGAGAAGCTACAAATATGTTAAGGGATGGTGTTACTGCGTTTGAGACACCCAGTAAAAGGATGACAGACTCGTTAGCAACCTTTTTGGTCCAGCAGGGGAAAGCCAAAGACATCGAAGCGGCTAGAGCTAAACTTCAAAACATGACAGCAGCCGACCAACAGAAAGTTGCCATAAGGTCCGCATGGGAGGCCAATGAAAAGCAGGAAAAGATACTAAAAAAACAAGGGGCCGTACAAAGGGGTGAGCGAATTCCTTGGAAAGATACTCTGGCAGCGATACAAGGTACATCGACCGATAGAAAAACTATGATCAATAGGTTGGAGGACTCTAGGAAATCGCAAGAAAAAGGCATGCAATCCATATCTTCTCCGGCCACTAGTTGGCAAGAGAAAATCGTCCAGATTGAATCGCATGTTTCAAATATACTCTCTCGGCTTACCCCTTGGATAGCAACAGCTACTAATTGGACTCTAGGGGCTGGTTTGAAAGGCATGAAATGGCTTGGAGGGCTTTTTGGTTTATTCAAATCTCCAAGAACAGCTTATGTCAAAGACATTGGACTAGAGAAACAAGGGATAGATAAGGCCAAAAAAGAAAAAATCATCGTAAAGGAATTAAAAAGCAGCGCATCGTTTGCAACGAGTGCAAAAACACCACGCTTCGCAGCAGTTACGGCCGCTTCAACAAAGGTCAGAGGAAAAGCAAAAGTAACGCCACTTGTACCCGGAGAAGGACCAAAAGAAGGAGAAGTACTCGATCGTCTACGTAAGGATCGAGCGGCAACACCAGCAGAAACGAAAGCAATGGCCCGAGATATGTCCCATATGGGAAGTAACACGGGTCTAATGCTAAAAGCGTTAGACGATATGAAGGGCTATCTTTTAACGTTCGCTAAATGGATCGAAGAACAGCGAACCGAAGAACAATCATCTACTGTCGAGGCGGGAGACCCGGCATCTCGCACAAAAGGACCAGCGGCAACGAAATACTATACTTGGGATAAGAGTCGTTATTCGGACGCTGCGCAAAGAGGGCCAATACAAGGTCCTCCGACGCAAAGAGGATAATCGTCGAATTTGCTCATATATAGTGAGTCTAATGTTACGCACACCATTTACATGAGGAACAATGACAGCATTAGCTACTTCATCGCCAGGCGGTCGATTATTACCACTGAATCCGGAACAGTGTTGGATCAAAATTCCCAAGCCCGCCGGGGGCGATCCGCATATGGTTATACCTAAGATATTGCCGGAAATATCTGATGCCAAGCAAGCCAATTATGCTGATGTAAACGTCATCGGTAGGTCTTCGCCCATCAAAACCTTTTCGCATAGTGCCAACCGAGTAATTAGCATACGTCTTCATTTTATCGTTATCGAGATGACTGATTTTGACGAAAATCAAGAAGACGTATGGGCACTACAAAGTGCATTGTATCCTCGGGAAGGTTCGCCATATAAGCCGCCACCGATTTGTGCGATTAAATGTGGTTGGCTATTAAGCAAGACTCCGCTTTGCGTCGTCCTAAACAATTACAGTATTTCGTACCCTTCTAATGTGGCTTGGAATAAAACTTACATGTATCCTTATTATTTCCAGATGCAAACATCATGGCATGTTGTGTATGCAACGGAGGGCCAAAATAGCCTTCCTAATCAACAAAGAATCCTAAAGTCAGGTTTATAAAATGGCTATTCCCATTCGCAAATCAACAACACGGGCAACAGGGTACGTTACAGCTACCAGTCGGTATGTACAATCGGATGTCCTCGTTTATGGGGAAGACGGCATCTTAACCTTCGAGATATACAAAAGACCTGATGCGATCGTTACTACAAACGATCAGATAACAGTTATACCTGCTGGAGAGGAGTATCGCCCAGACTTAACTTCTTTTCGTGCTTATGGTACGGTGGATTTGTGGTGGAAGATCATGCAATTCAATGGTTTCGCTGATGTGTACCAATATAAGGCGAATCTAACTATTCGCATACCTGCACAATATAACTTCTAAGGAGAGAGATGGGAGTAAATACTGGTCGTCAAAATTGTGCCCCATGTCCTAACTTCGCAGCGAACGGGAGCGCAAAGCCCATTACCGTGGGTGGGTTGCCTCCGCTTCCACAAGACCTCAAAGACTCATCCAACTCGCAGACTACGGCCGCTATGTTTGCTCCATACGTAATTGTGCAAATCATAGGTAAAGACCCTGTAATGATTACGGTGGGTAACAAATCTATTCCTGGTTCTGCAAAGTTTGGGCATCGGGCAGTCATTAAGTCTTTTCAGTATGGGCAATCTAATGGTTGTGGCGTTATAGTGGAAATTGTAGATGAGGAAGGTGGTGTATTCCAGAGGTTTTTTGATAAGATGGTCCATTGCCTACAGACTACTAATGACCAATATAAAATAAAGGTACAATGGGGTTGGGTGGCTGACGTATGTAGCGCTGGCGGACATGTTATCGTACAACGAAGCGCTGTGCACAATTTTGTTGTAATTAAGGTTGATGTTAAATTTGAACAAACTCTTACTTTTGTACTTGAATGTTATGACTTGATGACTCTTTCTTTCGAAACACTTCATCAGGCGGAATACGGAAGTGATCATAACGTGGATAAAATGGATTTGAAGGATGCTCTTAGGAAATTATTCACGCAGACTTGTCCCAAAATTGAACAGATTAAGTTTTTAACACGTTCGGCAGGTAAAAATCCTCGTGATCAAAACCCCGAGATTGATATGTGGAAGTTTGAGGACCCATACAAGAAGAAGTATCTTGCTAAAGGTCAAAATCCGGAAGACGTAGCTTGGGAATGGATTAAATCGCATCTCACCGAAAGGGGTAAAGGAGTGACGATGGCTTGGGATGATATGGAAGATGTCAGTACTTTGGTTATGTGGGAATATAGCGAACCAGTTCATAAGGAGAAAGGACCAGACCCTAATTCAGGTGATAACATACATATTGGTAATTACATGGTAAATGGAGGTCCGTGTGGCAACGTCATTAGTTTTACTCCTTCAATTAAGTGGACATTCATGTACGCATCTAAGCTTGGTGGTGAAGGATCGACGCAAACTGCAAAAATTCCGCACGAAAAAGAAAACTCGAAAAGCTACGAACTGAAGGAATATGATTGTGCTTTGGAAGGCCAAAACTCCGAATGTTCAAACGAAAATAATACTAGTGGTCCACGAGCAGAAAATGCTCCTGATGAAATCTCGCAAGAGGATGGCAAAGACGGTCAAGAAAAGGCCCAAAAGGCTGATGCGGAACATATGTTGGCAAATCGTAACTACGAACCAGTTACGGCAGAAATGCGAATACATGGAAATCCTGTACTCGATGACCCTCTGTTAATGAAGTTTGCCTATGCCTCCATAATAGTAATCAATCCCTTTCATATAGCTCCAACAAAGGCAAGGGGCGCATGCGGAGATTGGGCAGCCTCTGGCACTCAAGGTGATGGGGCCGTGGCGGTAAGTACGTGCAATCCAACCTTGAGCAATAAGAAGTGGTGGGTAGTGGGAGTGTCGCATGAAATACGTCTTGGTACCTATACCACTACGTTGAAGTTGGTGTTACCTACACCGGGCTCAACAATACATCCGAACAACACAACGGGTATTCCAATACCGCAAGGGTAAACACAGGTCGCAGGAGGATGAATGTCATGGTTTCTTAACAGTGTACAACAAATTCCCGAAATGGACAGTCGATTGACGGCGTTAGAGGAAATGCTTAGTGACTTTACTTACAATACTAGCCGGTCTGTTCAATCTGCTCTTGAGAAAACTTCGAGTTTAGATGTACAAAGTAATGCTCTATATGGAATGAGGCTTGCATTATGCGTGGACACAAAAGACCCGTGGGGACAAGGAAGAGTTAAGTTTTATCACCCATTGTGGTCTAACAAGAATACGCCTGTCGAATCTCTTCCGTGGGCTAATTCTGTTTCTGTACTTGGTGGTTTCGATGATTCCGGGGCATTGTGGGTGCCACCAGCAGGCTCTGAGATTGTCATTTTCTGTGAGAGTGGCAACCGTGGTGCTGTTTTCTATCTAGGAACTATTTGGAATCGTGATCGAGGGGAACCGCCTCATAACTGGGGTTATGGCATACCGGAATATCAATGTATCCATGAAGGTCATCGAAAAGGTTATTTTGTTGGCGCTAATGATGAGTCGCAGGTATTCCCTCCATCGAATACCGAAAACTCCAACATCAAAGACATTGATGATATTAAAGCCTTTGAGCAAGACACAGAAGCACTACGGAAGGTAACGCCTTCGCACATCTATGAGATTAAGACTCCCGAAAAGCATCGTCTTAAATTCGATGACGGTAACTATTACTGCAATCATAGATGGAAGCGTGTTGAATTGGGTTCAAGTGGCGGGGCCACTTTCCTAATGTGGGATGATCATATGCATGCTGCTGGTCAACACGCCCATCCCAAAGCTTGCTCATGTGGCCCAAATGCCACCGGTGGTGCAGGCACAGGGATTGATTGCGGCAAGACATTGGATGAAGATAGCTCGGGATGTAGAAAAGATACGGAAACTCCGGAATGTGGCGATCATGAATATGACAGGTGCAAGAATGAACTATTCAAGCACGAGAGTGAGGTGCGAGCTTTCCGAGGTCCTTGTACACCCCAAAACAATAAATGCCAACTAGAGCAAACGGGGGTTTTCCTATCTTCCATTAGTGGACACGTTTTTGTTATGGATGATGAAGTCAGCGATCCAGAAGGAGCGCCTAATTGGGAGAGGGGAGTGAGCCCCTTCCCATTCGGTTGCGAGAATAAGTTTTATGGCAAGATGTACCTGAAGACCGCTACGGGCCATATGATCAAGATGAGTGATGTTGAGGATGAAAAGAATGTGCGGGCGGGTGAATTCAATCACTTAACAACCGGCGAATGGGAGCCAAACGGTATTCAGATTAAAACGGCCACTGGTCATCAGATTGAGATGAATGACCATACGTTAAACAGCGGCAGGGCGGGTGATAGACGAGGTATTCGTATTGCCAGCACTTCTGGTCATGAACTGTGGATGTCGGATGATGGTAATGATCAAAAGAGCCCAAATAGAAAAGAAGGGGGCTTTCCGGAACCCAAAGCCAACAAAGCGCTCGTGCGACTAAAGACTGGTTACGGACTTCAGTTACTTATGCGTGACGATAGTGGCCAAGGCGAAACGGCCGAGAAGCAATTCATAGAATTGTTAGCACCAAATAAGCAAAATGACTATGGCCCACACCTCCTTCGGATGCAGGAAGCACCACCACAGGAACCCGGATTTGTACTTTTACGTACAGGTGGTCAGTTTATCGGACAGAGTGCCGGTGATTGGGTCGAAACTGTTGGCCTTGAAGATACACCTGGATATCCGGCCAACAAATTAACGACGGTCTCTCGGCATGATATCCACGAAACTCTGGAAACCTATGTGTACCTTAGCGATGTCGAATTTCATCACGCCAAAAGATATATTATATTAGGTGCTGGTGAGGATTGCCCGCCACCAGAAGGAGCCGGAATTGGCGAAACGCCTGATCCGAAGAAGAGTCCGTGTTTGTACCCGGTACTTGTATGGTCCGGTGGAGTGGGAATTAGCGATCGGGTTTACGCTTCGGCAGGTGTTAGTCCAGTGACTCTTAATCCGGTTTTTGGGTGGATAACATCAGGGGGAGATTGATATGATAAAATTCTTAGGAATGCCATATCCAATTCAGCAGCATGCTCGTGGTTACTTTCATGTACAATTTGGCTTAGAGCAAATCAAATCCGATTTGCTCACCCTGGTTTTGACAAATCGGGGCGAGCGGGTGATGCTACCTACTTTCGGAGTAAGTTTGAGAGACTTCATTTTCGAGCTAAATGATGATATCCTAGTCCAAGAGATTCGCCAGAGGTTAATCGATCAAATCAATTTATGGGAACCCAGGGTAGTAATTGAGAATATAAGTATCACGCCCATGCCTGGCGAAGACGAGTATGGGGATGACCTCGATCCTACTCAAACTACAGAAGATAGACACTACATTCTTCTAATACGCATAGAGTTCTTAGACCCGGAAAACATTCGAGAGGTTCAGGAACTTGTATTAGAAATACCGGTAGGAGGAGCATAAATGCAATTTGGGGGTTATGGGTATGAGTTTGACGCAACGTATATTGGTGGTCCGGCCGACGGGTTAGGGTCTTCGGTAGTCGTTTTGAACTCAAAAAATCCACCGAAGTGGCGGTATCTGGAATTATCGGAGTGTACTCCTACGAAGATACCGCTTGGAAAGCATATTTTGAAAAGGGAACCAGGGATACGAACTCGTGTAAACGTCTATATATTGGATGGCGAACCAACAGACTACGACCATGCAGAGGATGTTTTGACTTATCGGTTCATGACAACGATGGACTATGGAGAATTTGCAAAAAGATTTGGCGCTAATAACAGTTAATGGAAATCAACCAAATGGGAAAATTCATTAAAATCAAACATAGTTTGAAAAGCGTCGAGGTCGAGTTGGCAATTAAGCCTTGCTGTTTGGGTGAAACGTCCAACTACGTCAGCCAACACGAGGACGCCAGAATTTGTCCAGTTCTGGATAATTCGTTGGCGACATTGCCGAGGACACCAATATCCCGAAAGGAGAAAACTCTTAAATGAGTATTGTTTTTGTAGTTGATAGTGAAGGCAAGCCATTGTTGCCGACGCACCCGGCACGCAGCAGAAAACTGCTGCATGAAGGTAGGGCGAAAGTCAAGCAAGTAGTCCCCTTTACGATTCAACTCAATAGGAAAGTGAACAATCCTGTTGGTGAGTTTGAGATTGGTGTGGATGACGGTGCCAAGTATGTTGGCCCTGCTATCAAGAATACCAAAACCAATGAAGTCGTATTTCACGGCCAACTCGATCACAGGCAGGATGTGGGTAGAAAAGTAGAGCAAAGAAGGAATTATCGTAAAGCAAGACGGTTTAGATTAAGAAACCGTCAACCTAGATTCAATAATAGAATCAAGTCCAAAATTGCTACAAGTATCAGACAAAGAAAAGAAGCGATACTTAGAGTGATTTGCGATTTGAGCCAAAGACTCAACATCAAAAAAGTAAAAGTAGAAGAAGTTAGTTTTAACCATGCGAAGTATGTTTATGGCAAATTCTTTTCTCTTGTAGAGATTGGTAAGACTTATCTCAGAGAGCAAATTAAAAAGTTAGGTTTGATATATGAGACGACATTTGGGCATATCACTAAAGTAACAAGAGTAAATCTTGGCCTAACCAAAAAACATAGCCATGATGCTTGTGCGATAGTAGAAAGCAACCAACTCGTTGGATGCGAATATCAGATAAAGCCAAAGCGGACAAGAGTTTGGGAAAGTAACCCAACAAAGACTTGTAATGAGAAAAATGGTTTTCGTCACTATGATTTAGTGAAATCCAGTCATAGAACGAGGGGAACTGTAGTTGGTTCAATTCGGAGTCTGAAAGCCGATGGCATCACACTCCGTACTAAATGGAACGATAATTTCTCCGTATCTTACAGCAAGACACGATTGCTACAAAGATTTGGTGGTTTAGTGTATTCATTTTGATTTTAGTGGATTTCAGAAAGCAAACAAGTAATGCCAGAGAATTGTAATCTTGATTCGACACCGATCGCACAATCGCAAGAGATTAGAACGCCAAAGTTGTTTAGCGTTAACTACACCAATCAAGATTTTTGGTCGATGAAGGCCCGTCTTGTCGAATTCATGCAAGAGCGTTTTGCTGACGATTTTAATGATTTCATTGAGTCATCTTTGGCTCTTTTGTTGATAGAAAACTGGGCTTTTATCGCTGACACGCTTTCGTTCAAGCAGGACCAAATAGCAAACGAGGTGTTTATAGATACCGTGACAGAGATTGACAACGCCTTTCGGTTAGCGATGTTGGTAGGTTTTGAACCTACGCCACCGATTGCCGCTAAGGCTAATTTCTCTGCAACACTTGGTAGTCTGCTTGATACCGACATGGTGATGACGGCACCTGTGCGTTTGGCAGTTGTGGCAAATGACATTCCAACGGACTTTGAATTATTTCCTGCCGACTCGGACAACAATCCGATCTTTGATGAAAACCTCATCATTCCTGCGGGAAGCTTTACGAACACATCGATTGTTGGATTGGAAGGCCGCACTTTTGTAGACAGTTTCTCTGGGACGGGTTTGCAAAACCAAAGTTTCCGATTACTTGAATCACCGGTGATATATGACAGTGTAAGACTTGATGTAGATGGAGTACGTTGGGAGGGGGTTGATTATTTCACGGACTCAGAACCAAGACGTGAGTATCTTATTCAGTTTAATTCGGACTACGAAGCTTTTGTAACATTCGGCAACAACCGGGCGGGAGCTATTCCGCCGAGTGGGTCGTCGATTGATATTAGTTATCGCCGTGGCGGTGGTACATTTGGCAACATTGTATCCGACGTTATTCTGCGACAGCGATCTTTCCCAATTCCAGGATTTGATATCTCAATTCCTGTAGAGTTCACCAACTACACGAAAGCCGAAGGCGGTTACAACGGAGACACTATTAAAGACATCCGTTTGAAGTTACCGCCGTATCTTCGTACGCAACAGCGTGCGGTCACGGGAACCGACTACAAGACATTAGCAGATCAGTTTGCAACGCCATTCAGTGGTTCGGTAGGCAAGTCTACGTCCGCACTCCGAAACCATGGTTGTGCAGGTAACGTGATTGATTTGTTCGTCTTAGCCGCAGATGGAGATAACGGCTTAAAGATTGCCACAGACGGATTAAAAGTTGAATTAGCTGATATGTTGGATGATTACAAAATGATTACAGATCATGTATGCATCAAAGACGGTACGGTGCTTGAGGTTGATGTAATCGTTGAGATCACTATGGACAACTTTTTCAAGAAATTCCAAGAAGAGGTTCAGGCTAGGGCCGAGACACGACTGACGGGTTTCTTTGGCTTACTAAATTGGGATTATGGTGACAATCTCAAAGACGCCGACATTGTAAAAGTGCTCTCGGATATTCGAGAGATTAAGCGAACGGACATAACCTTTGTAACGACCGATCCCGATAATTCGGGGAGCGAAGTCACTACGCAATATTATGAAATCATTCGGCCTGACCAGATAACAGTTTCATTTACGTATGAATGATCGTTAACCACCCCATAGTCTAAAGACTTGGGACTGCTGGACTGTAAATTATGACGATAGAACCTAAAACACTCGATGAATCGCCAAAGACCAGCGACACCATTCTGTTGGAGATAAGTACAACAGATAGTGACGGAAATCTGGTTGATCCATACAAGGTTAATCAGATCATTATTTACTACTTGGCGAGGGAGTTCAACAGAGAGAAGACAATCGCCCTAGAAGATGAGATTGAATTACCTGATTCGGAGATCATCGATCTAACGACGTACTACAACAAAGCACAAGTTGCCAAAGTCTTTGGTAATGCTGACGATCCATTGTGGTTATCTACTGATCCCGATGCTTCTGTTGCCACGAAAGTAGATACGGGTCAGTTTAAGGTTACTTGGGTTCCGGAGTTTGCCCGAGAGGGCGATTACATCCTTTGTTGGTTATGGACTCCGCTCATGGCGGGCGATACTCTCAAAAACTCGTTAAATTTCCATTTAGATGCGGACACCTCGGTAACCACAACCCTTCCCGATCATCGCACCGACCCGGCAAAATATCCAACTTTGCTAGAGCGATACCTCCCGGAATACTTGAAATTACAACTAGGAGATGGAGACTTAACCCCGACGGTGGTTGAGACAATGAACCAAGCGATTGCAGATGGTTTCGTTATTTTGGAGGATATGACAAACTCATCTGCTGATTTATTAGATGCCAATGCTATTCATGAGAGATTGCTATTATATTTGTCTAATCTGTTCAATCTAAAGCTGCGATCTAACGACGTAACTCTCTGGCGGCGGCAAACGAAACGGGCCGTGCCGATGTTCAAGAAGAAAGGCACGTTAAGTGGGTTATCAGAAGCGCTAGAACAGGCCGGAATTTCATTTAATGGTTTGACACAATATTGGCAGGTGGTGTCACCGTACACATGGCAAGAAGCTTTCACTGTTACCGACGATCAAACAGAATTTGAGTTAGCCAAAACCCCTTACTACACGACGGACTTTGACTTGTATCTCAGGCCAAATGGCTCCGATACCTACACAACGCTTACTGCGCATAGTTATGCAGAGATTACATATGACACAGACGATGTTTTGTATATACTAAAATGGATAGGCGATACCGCACCGACCCCCATCGAGTTAGCAGATGGGGATATTGTACGTGTGATTTACCAAGTCGCTCCTATTGACGACATAACTGTGGAAAATTACATACGTTCATTGCCGTTATCAGACCAACGAGATGAGGCAGAGATCACCTACCCACTCAAAAACTGGAACGTGCACCTAATTGAGGAAACGGACACCATGTTCGATGTCATTTGCCCAACTAGGCACCCAATGCAGCCGGATGTTGTTTGGGGTCAGCTTCGTACGGAGTTCCCCTTCTCGGAAAATATTTACAACATGGAAGAGTACAACGGTAGTCTGCGAGACTCTACCGATCCTTGTGATATGGACAAAGCGTTCTTAGATGAGTGTTCTTGTGGGATTAGCAGCAAGATCAGTGTAGATGTAGAGATCGAAGAACTATCGGATGTCCGCCTTGAGGAAGCCGCCGAGATTATAGATGAGTACAAACCATTCCATGCTGTGCTCCACGCATTGAGCTATGAGGGAGCAATTAACGAAGTTATGGTTCCACAGCAAGAAGAAGTTGAGATATTGGTACAATTTACACCTGAAGACGTGATGACAAACGGTCAGGATGTATTTTCACGTACGATCAAGCATGGTCTTCTCGATTATGCGGCTGTGAGAAGGAATGTCCTCGCCTTGGCTGGTACGCCGGTATCGGGTACAGGCATGGGCACAAATGATACCATTGTGCTTTATTCGCCCGGCGTACGGTTTGATGTGACCATTTCGGGCTTGGATACGACTAACAACCTCTTGGAAATACTTTCAGGCCCGGATATCGGCGAATACAAGGTAACGAACCCTGGAAAAAATGCGGTGGATATTGTTCAGGGTTTTCCTGACACGATTGGTTGGCCGCTCAATACCTCCGGTTTCCCATTCCGGCTCTCGAATGAGCTATTTTCAGGTTCCATAGTAAGTATCGATGAAGACAATGTGTTCGCATTCACAGATGAGAATACGGATTTCAGGTTCTCGGATGTTGAACCCGGTTGGAAAATCGAGGTAACAGCGCCTGCGGGCGTCATTGGAACTTATACGATCCTAGACTCGTTTCCTGACGACTCCTTGAGTTTGAGTAGTTGGGGCGATCTACAAGACCGTACGGGGATTACTTATCAACTTCAAACAGATACTGGTACGCCTGTGGGCGATCCAAGTTCTACCGGCCAGATACACGTGGGCCGTCGAGCGAAAGTAAACGGCGGAACAGATTTCCGTACCCGGTATGGGGTAGAGGTCGGTGACTACCTACTTGTCGGAGGGGTTCAATACCCAATCCGAGAGTTCATCGACGATGAGAACTTCTACATTACGGATGGGTGGACTTTCGGTTCCGTAGGTGTTACGGCTGCAAATGTCTACAGACGCTTGTTAGACAATGCCGTGGGTTACCTTGATGTGAGAGGCATGACATTGGACACAAGCCCAACCGATTATGAGACAACACTCTCCATCTCCAATGGAACGAATGCCCTGGGGCCATTATTGGAAAACAGTCAGTTCAAGGAGAACTTTCTTGTACTGATCGATGGTAAATACCATCAAATCGTCGAAATTGACGCTGATGAGGTCACTCTGTCGGGACCTACGAAGAGTTGGGGCCTAGCTGGTACCGCCGTCAGCTTCGATATCGTTCAATTCACAAAACAATCCGTGACAATTCACGGTGATACACTCTCGTTTGTTGATAGACGGAACAACGATCGGGTTGAGATTGAGAATGAGACGAGGACTCCCATGTCCGTAATCGCTCACTTCTTAAATCACAAATCGGATGAAAACGTCGAAGTGCAATCGCAGCAAGAGGGAGTAACTATAGAGATTGATTGGAAGGATTAGTATGCAAGTAACCAAAGAAATGCTTGAATATGAGAAGTGGCGAAAAATGCTTACGCCTGCTGAAATATCAGATGAACAACTACACATTCTTGTCGAAGCCATGGAGGATGATGATAGACCTCGGGATATCTTACGTCGCATGTATGAGGAAAAGGTTCGCAAGGTATGCAATCAGCATGTTGAAACTACCACCCGTGGCGATGTAGAATTCGTCATTGACTACAAAGATGGTGCGCAAGAGATTTCCGAACTGCGAAATACCGTCCTTAGAGACGGCAAGATTGCGCTAGCGAAGAGTCTGGCCAATGAAGTCGCTGACCCGTATGATTTCTACGTCGAATCCATGACATTCGGTTCAAGCGGTGCGTCGGGTAGTACGCCCAAGTTCGTCGATGAGTCGAGAACTGGCTTATTTGGAACTACATTGCTCACGAAGAGCGTCATCTCATCGATTGATACGGCCTCTCCACAGGAAGCCATTTTCACGTCAGTGGTGGTATATGATGAACTAGTTGGCCATGCCTTGAATGAAATGGGTTTGAAAATGAAGAACGGAGACCTATACAGCATGATTACGTTCCCTGATTTGAACAAGACTTCGCAGATGCAGCTAACGATCAACTGGCACATCAGCATGTTGTAATTATAGATAGCGAAAAATTATGCCAAGGGCCAATTACCTCAAAACATTTCCACCTTTGACCGATAGCCAAAAACAGATCATCGAAGGCTCTCTATTAGGGGATGCTTCTTTGCATCATATCGAAAGCAAAAATCGTAATTGGAAATTTCAAAAAACACAAAGTTGGAATGATTGTAGAGGAAATGACAAAAAGGGATATTTGGAGTGGCACAAGAGATTATTGGCTCCATATAGCAATGGTGATGTGAGAAGTCGGCGTTCTAAGCACCTTATTGTTAATAACAAAGATCGCTTACCGACCAATATCCAGCAGAAAGAAGATACGTACAAAGCTTATGTATATACGACTCATTGCCATCCCGTTTTCACGTCATTAGGGCGTAAATGGTATCTCAGAGATAGCCAAAACAATCTTGTCAAACGAAATGGTCGGAAAGTCAAAATCGTGCCTACTGATTTGAGATTAACTGCTTTGTCCTTATGTGTCTGGTATATGGATGACGGCTCGGCTGATGCAAAAGATGCTAATATCATTCTTCATACCCAAGGTTTCGCATGGAGGGAATGTATCTTCTTGCAACAGCGATTAAGGGATGATCTGGACATTATAAGCAAAGTAAGAGCAAAAGATGACAAACCGATTATTTACGTAGGTCGAAAATCGTATTTTGACTTCATAGATATGGTACGACCGCATGTAAAGTGGTCATGTTTTCGGCATAAGCTTGATGTAGAAACGTATTGCAAATCACCGAATTGGGGCGAAACGCATTACAATTCTATTTTAACTGAAACTAACGTCCGAGAGATATACGAGTTAAATAACTCTTTACAGCAAAAAGAAATTGCCCGGAGGATGAACCTTACGTCTAGTATGGTTTCTATGATTCTTAGCGGCGATCGTTGGAATCATATGAAAAATAGGCCGAAACGTAAGATATGCCGTAGGCCACGTATAGCAAAAGAGGTGAAAGATCAAGTATTCTCATTACGAAAACAGCGTTATACGCAAAGTCAAATTGCAAATCAACTATGCATCCATCAAGCGTCTGTTAGCCGTATACTGAAATCGCTAGAAAAATGAAAACGACGAAGAGGTAATATGCCAGCAGAATCAGAAGTGCAACAAAAGGCGTTCGCTATGGCTAGAGCCGCCCGGAAAGGCAAAATCGCTCCCGGTAGCTTGAAGGGCGCAGCGAAAGACATCTATGGCGGTGAAATGAGTACCGAAAAACTAGGTGATTGGGCCAAGACAAAGCATAAAGATATTCCTCATAGAAAGAAACCCAAGAAAAAGAAGATGACCGAACAAGTTTCCTTTGAAGAATGGCTTCAAGAACGAGACCCTGACCTTTTCAACGAAGTTGGAACAACAACCGCTGATGTTGCCCTTTTCAAGCGACATACGATTCCGGCTGCTCGGCGACAATTTGCACCCGCCATTACCTTTGGTCAAGAAGATGAGTTCTTTCGCAAGAAAAAGACTAAAGATTGAGGGCTAACTAGCCGATAATAGGAGTAGACAGTGCCGAATTTAGACTCAGTTCCAATTCCGAGGTATGAACCTTTACAGCCTTATCATCACTACTATGACAATCTGCCGATCGACGGGATCAGTACACAGGTTTTCTTAGTAAATGCTCAAGTTGATCTTAACCAAAACAATATAGAGGAGTCCGTCGGAACGTCCGGTAGCTTGGCTAACAGGCTCAACCAGTCCATCGAAGCGAATGGGGCATTGAAAACCGAGGCGATTGACGAGGCGTTGCACGATATCTCACAACATATAGATGAAGGTGGCTACGTCAGGATGACGGACGGCGAGCGATCTAAGTTGAGTGTTGTTGATAGCGCCGCTACGAACCTTTCAATACAAGTTGACACAATATCGACAACATTGATTTGGCCTGCTGCCGGTACCCTTTTTGCCCTGGAAGACTCGGATACTGTGGCGTGGCGATTTAACTCTGGCAAAGTGCTTGCAGATACAACCTTTGCCAAATCACTGATTACTGTAAATAGCTATGACGTAACACCAATCAACGTATCCAGCCTCACTGTATTCAAGACTAGTTCGGTGGATACAGCATATACGGCCGGTACTTTGCGTGTGTGCCTAAACGGCCTGAGACTTACGAAAAGTCCCACTATGGTTGGTGGTTATTACTACAGTGAAACCGATCCGACCATCGGAAGGTTTACACTGAACAAAGCGATCACATCCAGTGATGTGCTTAGGATCGATTTCGACCAACCGATTACCTAAAAAGACATCTTATGTATGAATTGAAGAAGTTGGACTTCGGGTTCGTAGTCCTATGTCCCGAGTGCAATATACCCGGCCTGCGGTCTACCATTAGATCGATTGGCAAATACTATGACGTGCCTTGTCTATGTGTAGCGCCTAAAAAAACGAAGAAGTCCGAAATGGATGAAATGAAAGGAATATGCGAAACCATCAAAGGTGGTAGTACGTACACATCACTCATCAATAAGGGCCTGCTCAAGGCCAAACCTAACTGGAATTTTTTCATCTTCGCCGCCTCCTCTATCAGACCCTACCTCTATAGGAAATTTGTCGTATTTAACGATAACGACAAAGATATCATGTTCCCGATCGTTGGCAAAAAAACGAATTTCGTAGATGGCTCCATGAACGGCATCTTTATGCACAAGAGGGTATTAAAAGATGTTGGGAAGATGGATGAGGGAATAGGAGACCTAAGCAAGGTCAAACTCATATGGGCACACCGAGCAGTCAAGTGTGGTTACAAGTTCAAGGCTATCCTGGGTATCAGGGTCATGTGATTGTGAATGAATTATTCCTTTAGATTTTAGAAATGTGAGAATGAAATGAACGATTTAGACAACTTGATTCCAGATGTGGATTTTCCATGCGACCTTCCCTTAACCCACAGACAGAAAATTTGCGAAGATGCTCGATGCGCTGAATCGTTCTACATCGAGTGAATCATGGCGGCCCGAAGACTTGCGTAACCGGAAAAATTGGACACCAAATATCAGAAAAGGGATCAAAAGCATCGAAGATAAACTCAAGTTTACCGATCATATTGCCGATATTAGAGTTAGGAATGAAGTTCGTTCACTGTTGGAGGGTGATGTTTACGAATCGGCAACGCAAGCATGAGAGGTCGGCGAAATCACAATTAGGACAATTCTTGACGCCACAATCTATCGCTAATAAGATAGTGTCCAATTTGCCATTAACGGTTAAGTCGAAGGTGCTAGAACCCGGATGTGGCGATGGTTCGTTTGTACTTAGTCTAATTCGAGCGTTCCTCCCGTTGTATGAAGGGAGTGCGAAAACTCGCCTAAGGCATATTCTTCGGGAGAATATCTACGGAATTGAGCTAGACCCCGTTCTTTTTGATCGCCTGATCCAGAATATCAAACGAGAGTTCGGTGACCTTCCTGATGATCACAATTTTATGTGTGGCGACTTCTTGCTATGGGAACCAGACGTAGAGTTCGACTTGGTTGTGGGAAATCCGCCCTTTGGGGCCACCATTAACTACGAACATCAAAACGCTCTCGATAAGCAATACGGCCTGCGAGACGGGCAAAAGATCAAGAAAGAAAGCTATTGCTTCTTCTTCGTCAAGAGTTTCGACCATCTCAAACCTAATGGAAAGATTACATTCATCTGTAGTAATAGCTTCTTGACCATCCCTACCATGAAAGGGTTACGACACTATCTGCTAGACCATGGGCAATTATCCATTAAGAACCTAGATTACTTCTCAGAGGAAACATCGTACCCAATGGTAATCGTTCATTTTGGAAAAACGAGTGACCCGTCCCAAAAACTGATCTTAAATGATGTGCCCATCTTGAGACGTAACATGCTTCTCACAGACAATCTCTCGTGGACAATAACAAATGAAGATGCCCGATACTTTGACGGACCTAAAATTGGCGATCTTGCCGTCTGTACAAGTGGAATGACGACCGGGAAGAATGCGTATTTCATACGGAATATCGGAGAGAATTCAACGATCAAAGAACCATTTTCGTTCGAGTACTTCGATGACCCTATCACTCTCGAAAAAGAACTTGGCCGCAGTAGATTGAATCAATTGTCGGAACAAAAAAAGCAAAACATTATCGAGTTAGAACAGCAAAAGGCGACCCAAAGAAATGTCAAGATTAGCGAACGATCTTCACCACTGGTCGTTATGTTACCCCATCCAGATTATCGGTACTACAACAAGGCTATAAAAACCAAATTCTTTCATTCGCCTCGGTGGGTAATCTTCTGGAAGGATGATGGAGATGTTGTCAAAACATTTAAGCGCAACGGAAACTGGTATCTTCATGGTGTCGGTGGGGCACCATTCTTCGGAAGAGAAGGGTTTACATGGTCGCTTATTTCTAATACGATATTCATGCGATATCTTCCACCAGGATATATTCTGGATAGTAGTTCGCCCTGCGGTTTTCTCCTAGAGGGGGTCGGTAAAGAGGAACTATACTATATCATCGGTTGGTGTAACACAAACCTTGCGACATGCTTGCTTAAAAGCTATATCAATCATACTCGGAATATTCAAGGAAAGGATATCGAAAGAATGCCATATCCGTATTGGGTCAAGGCGGGTAACAAAAATCGAGCTATCGAAATCACCAAAGATGCCATTGATAGCATTAAGTCCGATAAACCGTACAATCCGAGTGAATATCAGGCCCAACTCGACGAAATATACTCTTAGGGAAGGGTTGCCAATAGTTCCTTCCAAACCTGGGAAAATCTGTAAATAGAACTAGGTATACTCTACTGGTGAGAGCCAAGCCAGCACTTTTTCAAAGTAACGAGTTATACTCGCCGTGAGTTCCACGGAGAGTATAAATGCCTGTGGAGACAGCAGGAATCAGAATGGTAGATTTTTCTAGCTTCTGAAGAACGACCCACAGAGACCGTCTAGCGCACGCAATCCCCAATCCGGCCGCTGGGCCGGATTGGGGATTGCTTTGCGCTAACGGGCCTGTGAGGGCATCTGAGAACTATTCTGATACATTAGGGCTAGATAGTATACTATGCAATTCAAGGAATGGCTAGATCAAGAGAAAACCTACTATCATGTCACATTAGCTGATCGGGTTCCACAAATCCGAGAGCAGGGATTGATTCCCTCCGAAGAGACGCATTGGGGAGGCGGATTAGGTGAATTTTCAATAGGCAAAGTCATGTTTGCCAAGGCCCCCAGTCAAGCGACTATTATGGTCTGTTGAAGTTCAGGGATACTTTGCAGAGGAGCGATTGGGCTCCTATTCCTATTCTGCTACGAACGAAAATGGAAATAGGTGAGGTGGTACCTGATCCTGAAGACAAACGATCTGTTTCGGTAGAAAAAGTCATTCCGCCCGAGCGGGTTGAATTATGGTGGCGGGGTTGGGTACCAGTTTCATCCGCCGACTGGGTAAATGCGGACCTTCATTATCGTTTGGGTGAAGAGGGCTACGAAGATTGGGAGGGATCGCCTGTTGGAGACAAAATGGACGATGTTCTTGCCGATGCTGAAAAGCTGATTACGCCTAGAGCGGCTTAAATGTCCCCCTCGGGGCCACACCGTTCTTAGATCATTTCATAGACGAACCACCATCTGTGATTGTCTTTGTGTTTGCCATCATCAACTTCTTGCAGATATTCGTAAAGTTCATCCCAAGAACCGTATATATATCTGTGTCTGAGATTCCCAAAGTACCACCTTGGAGCAAATCGCTTCCCCTCTTCACAGACTACAAAAACGGGTTTTTTTGCATTAACTGCGTAGTGGGTTTCACACGGCGTGCCGGTAGTTGCAACTCCTCGGGGTGCATAGGCAATTAGGAAGTGGCTATGATCGATCAAGACCAAATCTTTCTTGACGAATAGTCGAGCGATCTTTTCTGCATCGTCATAGCGTTCCTCTGCGAGGGCTTTGACGAGCAGTGGCGCACGACCTTGTTTTTCATCAGTAGAAGGGTCATGAACATTGATACCAAACCGTTTTGACAGCACTTCGATTACGGGTGGTCGCCAATCAGGTTTACTCGTGTCCTCGAATTCAATTGGACCACTCAAATATACTGTAGAGTCTTGTAATGCTCCCATAATGTACCTCCCTTTTCTCTCTTATCATTAGTATCGGCACAGAAAGGAAAAAACATGAATGAACTTTCACAGAAAATAGATGAAATCGCTCCCGAGGGGCGTCGTAACCGCCACAGCTTCTTCCAGCTTCAATACTTTGTCATAGGCAAAGAACCTACCGTCCAAGCCCGCATCCAGACATGTAAGGGTGAGTTGATTAGTAGGAAAGATGAGATTGAGTCGTTTATGACGATGTTGGAAGAGGCGTATGACCAGTACAGGGTCTATGAATTCAATATCGAGCAGATCAAAGGGGAGCGACATCCCGATCAGATTGAGGAAATGGATCAGTTGAACATTCGCAAGCTTCGTCGCCAGATGAAGGTCTTGGATTATCAGATCGAGGACTTCAAGGCCAAGATGCGTGCCAAGGAGGATGAGGCCAACTTCCTGATCGGGCTCTATGAGAAGTTATGCGAAATCGAGGAACCGAAGGACTGGGATTCGTTGGAGGTCCAGTCAGAGTATTGGAACGCCAAGCTAACCAGAGAGATCGAAACCCAGCTTTTGCTTGGAAACAAGCCGGATGCCGAAACGCTCAAGTCGGTTTTTGTTCTACCTTCGGGCATGCCAATCAAAGAAATCACTAACGGGCTGATTCGGAAGGGCGAAGAGCTTTTCGCAAAGCAGGAAAAGCTGTCGGACGACCTACATAGGGAAAAGGAAGAAACAGATGGTGGATCGACTGAGCAGCTTGGATGATGGGTACCAAAGTGGCGACCTATCGGTATTCCCGGAAGCGATTGACTCCGAAGACGACTTGTATGAAGCTCGTAACAACGCCGAGACCTTACTTACGCAAAGTATAACCTACAACGGCAATTATCTCGTCGTAGAGAATGCTAGTGGCTTTCCCGACAAGGGATTGTTGACAGTTGGCGAAGAGTTGGTGTACTACGACGAGAAGGCAACGGGTATTTTCAAGGAGCTAAAGCGTGGTTTTGCTGGTTCTCGACAGAATGGGTGGCCGATTGGAACCAAGATTTCCAATGCGGTAATGGCAGAGCACCATAATGCGATCAAAGATGCGATCCTGAATGTCGAGAGCTTCATTGGCATCAAGGACAATCCGGCCGAAGGGTCGTACAACCACAGACTAAGCGCATTGGAGGTGAAACACTTATCCCCGAAATCGCTTTTCCGTGGTTATCCCCGTCGAGGGATGGCTCCTTTGACCGTCCGGTTCCAGAATTTTTCTAATCGTGAGGCAGTGCGGTTTCTTTGGGATTTCGGCGACGGCGGAAACTCAACAGACTTGCACCCCACTCATACTTACTTGACCGAAGGAGAGTTTTCTGTTCAGCTTCGTATCGTGACATCCCTTGGCGGTCAATGCATTACGACGAAATCGAGTTACATTGAGATTAGTAATGACAAGGGCCTGGGTTTCATGTACGTAACGCCCGAGATGGGTAGTACATCAACGACATTTGAATTCGTAGATCAAACAGATGGCGATATCATCATCCGGCATTGGACTTTCGGTGATGGAAACAAAGTGACGATCGAAGACCCGGACATTCACACGATTACCCATACTTATGCTGATGCTGGTAGCTACACTCCTACGCTCCTCGTGATTTACGCAGACCAGAGACTAAACAGAGTAATACTAGATGATCCAATTGTGGTGGTTTAATCATGATTCCGACTAGTTCCAATTACCCAGAAACCTTGGATACCGACGAAAACCTGTTTCTGGTACATGACGCATTGAGAGTCGAGCTTACGGAGGATTACGATCCTGGCGATACATCGATCACAGTCTTGGCGGAAGTCGGTATGATGGATAGATTTCCGACCAACGGCATCATTACGCTGACAGAGCAGTGCAGTGATCCCGAACTCCGAGCAACGTCTTTCTGGTACGCTTCACACACGGATACGACGTTTGACGATCTTGAGATCATGCCCGGCTTTGATGACGTATTCAAGCCTAAGAAACTGACGAACGTGACGATGAACGTTTATTCTGCGCATCACAATGCTCTCAAGGATGCACTCATAGCCATCGAAGAGTTCGTAGGTGTCAAAGGAACCATGGATGCACTACCGTTCGGTGACACAATTTCAGGCCGTCTGAACTTTTTGCGGAAGATGGTTCTTTCGCCTAGGGCATGGTTCACCGCCGATAAGACATTGGGTATTGTCCCAGTGACAGTAACTTTTACTGATGAGAGCTTCCGTGGTCCCACTTCGTGGATTTGGGATTTTGGAGATGGGGCATCAATTATATCAGTTTCAAGCATATCGGTGATATCTCAAACTTCGGGTACACCGACACCAACGCTAACGCCTATCGCACCCGGAGCCGTTCCTTGTGGTGACTTAGAAACTCCGGCAGACGAGGACAGAACTGTTTCGCACACATATTTCACACCTGGGAACTACGATGTAACACTGGAGATAGGGAATGTCTTTGGTCGGGATACAATAATCTTTCCAGGATTTTTTACTGCTAGGGCACCGGCCCCAGATGAGGCAACTTTCGTTATTGCACCTACTAAAGTGAGGACCAATCTGGCTGTCAATATCGAAGTGACGGATAATGGAGAACAAAAAGACCCTGCTGGTGATCCCCTGGACGAAATTTGTGAATACACATGGATGTTAGGAGATGACCTCATGCACCAGAATGCGCCAACCGCAGTAGCGATTTATTCTGTCGGTGGTTTGTATGATGTCAAGTTGCGAGTGGATACTGAACTTGGAGCCTATAGGATTACAACGCTCGAAGAAGCGATCAATGTTGTGGAACGGACGAATCTTTGGTTGTTGGCATTTGATTCGCCGAAAGGTACCTTATCCGTTAGTAAAAATCTTCGTACTTATGAGTTCGGTTTGATCAGCGAGAGTTTCAAATCCGGGGTAATGCCCGAATTGGCCGTTACCAGAGACTATACTTTCACATCTGGTTATCCGAATGAAACGTATCAGAGGAACTTGTTCTTACGGAATGTAGGAATGGCACCCAAAGGCACAACACCATCAGGAGATAGCGGTTCGGCCATTCTTTATTGGGCAGAGAACTCAACCAGAATTCGGTTCAAGCAATTTGAGCCCTTTATTGAGGCGTGGACATCCGCAGGTTTCTCTGTTGGTGAGACCCAAAATAAGAATTGGAACTGGTTCAGTTTTAGTAGTCCAAGTTCGATTTACATTCTGTTTGGCACCGGTACGGTTACCGGATCACCGACAACTATTAGTCAAACTCGCACACAGCATAATATGGCCACACTAGTGAGTAGTGATAGCACCTATACGACCAGTAACTACATCAATGGGGCGGACGAACTTATCAATTATGCCGACTCGTCTCCGGCTACTTATAGGGCCTGTTTGTTGGGTGAAAACGGGTTCTTTGCACGTAACGATGCGGGTCCTGGTGGTTTCTTCCGTATCAGGAACTTCTATCAAACGGAGGGCACGCTTTCGGATATCGCTACCGATATCCGAAAGCTGCCCGATATCGCCGGTACCGCTCGTACAGAATGCGAGATGGTCCCCTTTTCCACGGGGGTTTATGTCTTCAATAACAGTGGTGAGGTGGCGGCATACAGTCCGACGACGAATGTTTGGAGTACAGGCGGTCCCGGAATTGGTTCGGCTGCGTTCCGTACTTTGCAAGACAAGAATGTAGATGGTTTTGCGGAGACATCACAATCTTTACGGGCCGCATCGGACGGAGATCACCGGGCATACCTTTCGTATGATTACAGTCCAAATGCCTTCGTTCAGTTCAACGAAGTGGATTTGACATTCAGGGGTATGGCTGCTCGGCCTACAGCTAACGAACAATTTGTCATGACGGTATTCTGAAAAGTATGCGTGTCCTTGAAACACACACGGACACTATAATTAGATGATACGATGCAACACATTGAACAAGATAGCAAGTTCCGTTCTCAACGGTGTAACCAATGTGGTTGGACCCATAAATCAAATAGAAAAGGAAAGACGTTCAAGCGTCAGCACTGCGGTTTAACCGCTGACAGTGATTTGAATGCAGCTTCCAATCATGAGATTGAACTTATGAAATTGCCTTCACAAGTGTGGCAACAGCGGCTTAATCGGAACAAAGGTTTTTTCTGGTGTTGTGAGAAAGTCACTGTTGGTGACGAGCATATAGTCCGTCATGTCCAAAGACCTGATTTTAATGGAATTAGGAACTATTCTGAGGTTTGAGGAGACACACTCATAGATATTCCATTGATGGAATAGGAACGAAATGCCAATAAACTTCCCACCGATTCCCGTTTACCCGGATGCGATCGATAGTGACTACACACTTTTTCTGGTGTATAATACTACGGAGACAGTGTTAACTTCGGACAATGAGCCGTGGGCTGGGGAAATTTGCATTCAGCCAATACGATCAAGTGATGATGAAATATGGGCCGACAATGGATTTGCGAATATCTCTGGGGAATTGTTGTACTACGATTCGGTTGAAAAGAACGCATACGGCAAGGTCATTACCTTGAAAGATTGTGTTCGTAATTTAGGTGGGGAAGAGACTTGCTTCAATCCACATGGTACGGATATCCGAAGTTTCGTCATAGCGGAACATCACAACCAGTTAGTCACTGCGACCATTGCTGTGGAGCAGTACTTAGGTGGGGCGGATTGTGACGATACTGACACTTTGATATGTTGTTTAGAGGAGGCGGATGTAGACGACTGTCCGGATGATGGAAATTGTCCGGACGTTGACTTCTCTTACAGAATTGTGCAAGACGATCTTTGTGAGGGGACTTTAATCGAATACAGTATTGATGTCGATGGCGATTTCAACGAGTTTAGACTTGATTTCGGTGATGGCACATCGTCGACTACGTTGGAGGGGGGAACAAAGCGATATCCTCCTGGCGTAATTGTTGATCCGGTTGTAACTATTGACAATCTTAATTGTCAGATTGTGATGACGAACACTGAGCGGGCGGTTTCGACAGAACCGGAGTCACCGACACCTCCCGGCGACATATTGATACCAATTCCAGAGGTAATAATTCCCGATTTGGATATTATCAGCCCGGAAATACCCGATCCCAACATATCAATTCCGCCGATCGTGTTGCCGCCTATAGACATAGAACCTCCTGATATCAACATATCGATTCCTGGTTTTTCTGTTGACGTTCCGAGCATTATTTCAATACAGCCACCAATTCCATCATTTATCAGTCTTATAGGGACGATCCCATCGGTCATCAGTATCGTTCCAGAAATTCCATCGATCATTAGTTTTGAACCTATAGACATTCCATCGATCATCAGTTTTGGACCTGTGAGTATTCCATCGATCATCAGTTTCGGACCTATAGACATTCCATCGATCATCAGTTTTGGACCTGTCGATCCGCCTATACCAAGCACTATAAATATCACCGGAATGCCTGATTCGATTAGTGTAATTGGCCCAAGTGATTGTTTATGCGTAGATTGGGGTACGCCACCTACTCTGTCTGTCGAGGTGACTTGTAATTGTACATGTTCTGACGCAGCCAGTGGGGCGGGCTTTGCGCCCAATATGCGACAGTTGGTGGAAGATGGCTACTATGACTTCGACGATGAGATATCTGTGGCTAGGACCGAGGTTAATTATGACACCTTGGGTATTCCATCTCAAATCATCATTGAGCCGCCCAAGATATCGCCGATACCGATTGAAAACACTCTCCCGAGCAAGATCATACTTGACGCTCCGACGATACCGAGTATCATTGACGTTCATGGTGTAGGAACTATGCCATCAGAAATCCATGTTCTCGTGCCCTCGGCGATGCCTGTCATTTCAGTCGATGCCAGTTCTTTACCTGCTGCCATTCCGGTCGATTGGGGTAATGCGCCTCGGGAAATCAATATCATAGCGACCAGCATTCCATCAGTATTAGTAGTTGATCACGATATTCCCTCTGTCATCACTGTCGAAGGAATGCCTCATACGATCAGTGTTGAGGGCTTCCCAGAGGCGTTGCCGCCGTTGCGAATTGAGAATACCGATGAGTTATTGTTGCGGATTGAGAATCCCGAAGTCAAGATCACGCTAGATATTGATAAGCTCTTGACCGATGAAGATGGCAGCCAGTACTGTTTTGCACTCACACCATGTAAGCGTTAACTTTCGTCACCGTTCCCCCAAATCTACAAAAATCTGAAAGTGTGAAAATCAAAAGAAATTCAGACAGAGGTTTGAAACCGGCACCATAAGGTCCGTTAAGAAACCGATCGAGTATATTCTTGGCTGCGTTAATACAAAAAGTTTCCTTCAAAACTATATTAGGTTAATCGCATGAAAACCAAATGCGATTAGTTTTAAGCCAATTGAAAATGGTATTTGTACCGCCGGGACGACGGGATATTAAGCCTGTGGAGTTGGTGTAAGACAACTAACATTGGTTAGTGGCGACTGACGGCGAAGCAGGAAGTCCAAACCTCTTTAGGGTCGGGGCAGTTCACAGCATGCCTAAGATTAAGAAACATAGAAACCGCAATCAATATCTCCTGACAAACGGGGGTTTGTGGGTCCGTGACTTCAATCAAGTATGTCAGCCCATTGATATCAATAATCTAACTTCTTGTGATGATTTCCGGCAACTGATGCAGAACGAGATGGACATTCGGGCTATGCAAATCCCCGAAATAGGATCAGAATTTCTGCCGACATTCCCGAAGGTAATCATAGTTTCTGATGGTTATGACTTCAACAAAAAGAAACATATACTCTACGATCTCCCTAGCGACGTTCGTATTATAGCCACGAACCGAGTGCTAGCAAAATGGGATGTCAGCAAAGATGGTACCGTAAAGAGAAAAATAGACTTCTATTTCGTAAGCAATCCTTATAACGAATGTATGTCTTTCCTTCCCTCACATAACTATCGGCCACGTTGTATCTGCTCAATCAGAACAAATCCTCTGTTTCTCAAAAAATACAAAGGCACGTGTTTCTATTACATTCCGACAGGTGACCTCGGTTTTGGACGCAAGCGTTCCGCTGTTAAGTCGCTCGATGACTACCGTAATCCAATCTGCGGGGCCGTTAGTATCGCACATAGATGCAATGTCCGCAAATTGGCCTTTATGTGCTGTGACGATGTGATGAAAGAGGGTCGGCCCACTATGGAACAACTCTCAAATGGCCTATGGACGTATCCGCAGCACCATATCATGCACCAGTTACTCGATGGTCAGGTCTATTGGCTTAAACAACAGGAAGATTACAAAATCGAAGTCGTCGATCATTCCAGTGGACCGAAATACGAAAATATATCATACATAGAGTTGGACAAACTTGTAGAGTTTTTCGATGACAACTAATAGAGACCCGAGTTTTTCGATTTTTGAATTTAAGTATTGGCTTTCAAAGCAGCCAGAATTCAAATGCATGACCAAGCATTCTTGTAATGCCACTAAACATCTCGAAGAACTGGTTGGCGAGACGGTAGAATCACGATTGGGTCGCAATCGTTTACAACACCAAATCGAAAAGCACAATCCGGATTTGTCCGAAGAAGAAGTGCAAAGATGCACTCGCACATTCAAGGAAGTTGGCGGCCAAGTGAAAAAGATCAACGATCTGAACCTTATTATCGAACTTGCAACAACGTCCTTCTCGTTGCCTAAGATTTACACTAAAGTGAGCAGAATGCCCGTGAACTAAAAATGTTATCAAAAAAAACTCAAATCAATGCAAGGTGAAGCTAATCATTAACAGTCCGCCAAAAATTTCTTCAAGATTACCTGCAAAAAAACTCTCACGATTACTCTGTATAAGTTCGTGAGAGTAAAATATACATACAAGTTTCGGCTCTGTCCTAACAAGGAATAACGCATTCTGCTCAGTAAGCACTTTGGGTGCAGTCGCTTCTTGTATAATTATTTTCTCGCTCGACGCAAGAAAGAATACCTCACAACAGGAAGGTCAAACAACTTTGTCCGAGATTGCAAAGAACTCACGGAACTCAAGAAAGGGCTGGTCTGGTTAAAAGAAGTTAATAGCCAAAGCCTGCAACAAGCAATCAAGAACTTGGATGCTGCTTATGGTAATTTCTTTGAAAAACGAGCCAAGTTTCCAAAGTTTAAGAATGAGCATGACAAGCAAAGTTTTCGTGTACCGCAAAACATCAGACTGGTCGAAGGCAGACTTGTAATTCCAAAGTTCTTGGAAGGCATCAAGTGCAAGGTCCATCGACCAGTCAATGAAGAAATCTCCTTCGCTACGATCACAAAAAATAAGAGTGGGCAATACTATTGCACGCTGATGGTTGAGAAGGAAATCAAACAGCACAAGAAAACAAAGAGGGAAATTGGCATTGATCTTGGGATCAAGACTTTGGTAGTGGACAGTGATGGCAAGGAATACGAGAACATTAGACCGTTCAAGTCCTTGAAGAACAAAATAAAGAGAACACAACGCAAACTAAGCAAACGGAGGCACAAGACCACCAACAAGAAGTCCAAGCGAATCGAGAAACTTCGTCGCAAGTTGGCGGGACTACACCAGAAAGCAAAGGATGTGAGGAATAATCACTTGCACCAAACCACAAGAAGGTTGATTGACGAAAACCAAGTCATCTATCTGGAAAGTCTTACTGTCAAAAATATGATGAAAAACCATTGTCTTGCTGGAGCAATTTCAGATTGTGGTTGGTGTGAACTGACACGACAGCTTGAGTATAAGGCAGCTTGGCATGGTGGGACTATCGTAAAGATAGATCGGTTCTTTCCATCAAGTAAAACTTGCAGCGATTGTTATTTCATCAAACAAGACCTGGCATTGAAGGATCGTGAGTGGGATTGCCCTGAGTGTGGTGTTCACCATGATCGGGATGTGAATGCGGCGAAAATGATCTTGCTGCAAGGTAAGAAAACAGCTACCGTAGGAACTACGGAAAGTAAAGCCCGCAGACTGAGAAACAAAACCGAGGGAACTATCTCTCGGCTTAGGATGAAGCGGGAAGCTCCGACCTCTTTAGGGTCGGGGTAGTTCACACTAAACTTAAATAGTTCGACTGCTTCTTCTTGTCATCGTTTTCTGATTAGGCAATCGCTGAATGGCGGCTTCTGAAATCACGTTATGAGGTGTATCAACCTCGGTTACATTCGTCTTTGGTAAACGGCTATAGCCTCTTGCCCGTAGTTTGGTTAGCAAATTAGCAAAGGATGGGGCGCTCTCGATCCAGGGTTCCCATTGCATCTTACTGTTCTGGATAATGCTCTGGATTTCAGCAACTTTCTTGTGTTCCAGACCTAATCTGTTGAAGTCAGTCAATCTCGTAGGAAGGCATTTCCCGCTCCCCGCATGGCAGAGTAGTCGCATTCCATTCTTGTTTCTCCTCGCCAAATACAAAAAGATCGTTTCCGGTGGCTTGTCCATATATCATCTCCAGTAAGACATCAAAAAATGCCTCTTTGTATACGTCGTTAGGTCCAAACTGATCGGTAAACGATTTGAGAGCTTCATGAGTCTTTTGAGTTTTCTCTTTATCCGATAGGTTCATGTCATACTACCTTACTACATGAGTATATCGTTTCCCTATTACGCCAAAATCAAGGACAAATACTGTATTCTCTATGCCGGTTATTGTCCCGAATATGTACTCCAACTCAAGTTCCTACGACCTGCCCTAGAAAAGGCGTTTCCGGGAGTGGTGCTGTATTTGTCTTGTCGTGACGATTTTATGTATTTACTCGATGGAGAGCCTAAAACGATCAACCGATCGAAACTAAAGGAGCGAAAGCGTGAGTTCGCTTATGTCCGGGAACTACAGACAAACATGAAGGGTCCGCACCCCGTTCATCAGCTATTCACCGAGTCGGACCTAGAAGTGCCAGTAATGTGTGATCGGATAGCCAGTTCCAATCAGCTTTGTTGCATCTTCTCTAATGGTAACTTGCCCACGAAGAACATGACCAAGCGGCAAATTGAGTCGCAACAGAATATGGCTCTGTTCGACGGCTACCACGTCTGGGGAAACCCAGACGGGGTAGCCGCCGAACAGGCGGGGGGGGGGGTCGGCGGAGAAGGGTTGGCCTTATTCAAAGGCGGTGGCACGGGGGGTAGGGCGGAGTTTGTGCATC